AACCGCACAGAACCTTTTGACGGAGCAACAGGAGTAATACATCCTTTGCTCAATGAAGCTGTAACACAGTTTCAGTCAGGAGCGTACAAAGAAATGTTACCATCTTCAGGACCAGTCAAGGCAAATATCATAGGTGAGGGCAGCACTGAAGTAGAACAACAAGCAAAACGTGTACAAGATTTTATGAATTATCAAATTATGTATGAAATGGAAGAGTATGAACCTGAGTTTGACCAAATGTTATATTTCTTAGGACTTGCTGGGTCTGCTTTTAAAAAAGTTTATCGTGACGATATACTTAACAGACCTGTAAGTAAGTTTGTGCCAGCTGAAGATATCGTTGTTCCTTATACCGCAGTAGACTTAAAAACCGCAGAACGTGTAACTCATGTAATCCGCATGTCAGAAAACGAACTGAGAAAACTACAAGTCAAGGGTTTTTATCAAAAAGTAGAAGTACAAACAGAAGATACTCCAGAACAAGACACAATTAGTGAAGCATACGAAAAATTAGAGGGAGTAAGCCCGAGCAATGACTCTGAAGAAGTCGTTTTGTATGAGTGTCACTGTTATTTAGACCTAAAAGAGTACCCAGATGTTGACGAAAACAACTCAGAGACAGGAATTAAGCTACCTTATGTGGTAACTATTGCTGAAAATAACAATCAAGTGCTTTCTGTAAGGCGAAATTACCGAAAAGATGATCCAAATAAGGAAAAAATACCACATTTTGTGCAATATAAGTTTACTCCAGGACTCGGATTCTATGGTTTTGGATTAATTCACTTGTTAGGCAACCTTTCTCGTACGGCTACCGCTAATTTAAGGCAATTAATTGACGCTGGAACACTAAGTAACATGCCAGCAGGATTTAAAGCTCGTGGTTTGAGGATTGCGGATGATCAAAACCCACTTGCTCCAGGAGAATTTAGAGATGTTGATGTTCCAGGAGGCGATTTAAAAGCTAGTTTAATGCCTTTACCCTACAAAGAACCAAGTGCTACCTTGTTTCAATTGATGGGGTTTGTTGTAGGAGCTGCTGAAAAGTTCATTGGTACAACAGACATTGGTGTAGGCGACGGCAATAAAGAAATGCCTGTTGGCACAACAGTTGCACTCCTAGAACGAGGTGCAAAAATCATTTCTGCGGTGCATAAACGCTTACACGCGAGTATGAAAAACGAATTAAAACTATTAGGATTACTTTTTGCAGAAGATCCAACACCTTACCCTTATGAAGTAGGTACGGACAGAGCAATAAAAGCACAGGATTTTGATGCACGCATTGATATAATTCCTGTGAGTGATCCAAATATTTTTAGCATGTCACAGAGAGTAGTTTTGGCTCAAGAACAAATGAAGCTTGCGATGGCTGCTCCTGAACTTCATGACATGTATGAGGCTTACCGTAGAGTCTATGAAGCTCTTGGTGTAACCAATATTGACTCTATACTCAAGCCTCAACCTGTTCCTACTCCTATGGACCCTGCTACTGAGAATCAATTTGCTTCTCAGGCAGCGGGAGGACAAGGTAGATTACAGGCGTTTCCTGAGCAAGATCATGATGCACATATAGCTACTCATTTAGCTTATATGAATTCTAAAGTAGCTCAAATGCAACCGCCTATATTACTAACGCTTGAAAAACATATATACGAACACATTGGTCTAAAAGCACAAGTGATGGCTATGCAAGACCCTCAAAATGCTCAATTACCACCAGAGCAACAACAAAATGTAGTGGCTCAAATACAAGCAAGACTCATGGCAGAGTTTCAACAACAGAATCCACCGCAAGCTCAAACAGATCCATTAGTGGCTATCAAGCAACAAGAGGTAGACTTAAAAGCACAAGAGTTACAACAAGATTCAGCTTATGATCAACAAAAATTACAACTTGATACACAAAAAGCACAGAGTAATGAACAGTTACAAAGAGACAGAATACAATCAACTGAGGATATTGCAACTATGAGAGCTAATATCCAAAGAGAAAAAAATCAATCTTAACAGGAGAAACACAATGGCAACAAAAGAAGAGATTAAAAAAGCTAAAGAAGCTATAAAGAAAACTGATGAAGCAATAAAAGCTGATTTAAAACTTTCAAAAAGTTTACAAGAATTTTTGGAGGAAGATACTTCACCTGAAGAAGCTAAACGAAGAGTGAAAATGTTTATAGAAAACCCAGAAAAATTTAGAGACTTGGGAACAGGTGTTCCTATAATCAAAAAAGCAAAAGGCGGTGTCGTAAAGCCTAAAGATAAAACTAAAACTGAAGAACTTGAAAAGGACCTCGAAGATTTTAAACCAATTAAACCATTTGAACCAATGAAACCAATGAAATTACCAGAATTCAAAGAAATCAAAGGAATCAAAAAAGCAAAAGGCGGTTCGGTTTTAAAAGAAGCTACTGATGATAGAAACAGAACACCAAAGAGATCAATCTGTCGTGGTGGTGGAGCTGCTATGAAAGGAGTGAAATTTACAGGAGTAAAATAGTGCTTACAACAAAAGACATAAAAACTTTTTTTGTAGTATTTGTTGCTATAATTTTAATTTATGGCATCGCAGACTCCTTAGCGGATGTTACTAGTAGTGGTAGCACGACAAACACACAATCTAATAATGCTGGATCTAACACTGCTATCACGGGAGGATATGAATCTTCTACCACATATCAGTCAGGTAGTAGCTCAAATACAACCACAAATAACGAGACAAACAACAGCACAAATCAAAAAACAGCTGTCAACAGTTCTTCTGCTCCAGCGATGAGCGTTTATGGGCAAGACAGCTGTGTGATTCCTTTAGCTGCTGGAGTCACCGTTATAGGATTTAGTGGTAGTTTTGGGAGCTACATGGTTGACGAAAATTGTGAAAGAAGAAAAGCTTCTGCCACAATGGCTAAACTAGGTATGAAAGTAGCAGCGATATCATTAATGTGTCAAGATGAAAACGTATGGCAAGCGATGATGGATGCTGGTACACCGTGTCCAATAGAAGGATTAATTGGAGAAAAAGCAAAAGCAAGATGGATGGAAAAACGTAAAAAAGAATTAACAGGGGCTACTCAAACCAAACGGAGTATGACGTGGAATGATTAGAATAATTTTAATTAGTTTTACTTTATCTAGTTGTGCTACTTACCAAGTAGAAATAGGAGAACCGATTTGGGGAGCTAATGAGCAAGAAATACACCCCTTGGAGAAAAAATGAAATATTTAATACCTCTGTTGTTTCCTTTAACTGTTTTGGCAGATAGTCAAATTACAGGAAACTTAGTTACTAATGGTACATTTGAAGGAGGTAACTCAAACGGTTGGACTACAACAGGAGAGGTCATGGTATTGAATGATTGTTGTGGATCAAATTACGACCTAGAGTTTGGAGCTAGTGGTAGTATTGAGCAATCTTTTAGTCTAATCACTGATACCATAACTCAACCCATGCTCAATAATGGTATTACTTTGAACTCTAGTGTCCAAGTACAAAATGGCGAATGTGGGGTAGCTCAATGTTGGGGCGGACAAGGTCCTGCTGATACATTTACGATACGGTTACAAATAAAAGATTCAAACGATAATGTGTTGGCTACAACAACACAGGAGAGAACAAATGTTACAGGAATTAATGGGAAAGATTTTACAGATTCTGTCTCGTATACACAGAGTGGCTCTAATAGGGGAAATATTTTTATTAGTGGGAGTGACGGTAATGGTGTTGTTGGTGGTCTGGGTGGTCCTAATCTTGATAATATAGAAGTTACTATGACTTATGATGACACTGTTTTAACAGCTACAGAGTCAGCAATTATAGCTACAGCGTTTGAGGAAATAGAACAAGTATTGTCAACAGAAATAGAAACAGTAGAGTTTACACCGATTGAAGAAGTTACTTTTGAGGTATATGAAGAGCCAGAAATAGTGTTAGAATTATTTCAAGAAATAAAAATAGAAGAGTTAGCTAAAGAGGAAATCAACACTGGTATTGTAAATATCTTTTTTGAACCTTTAGAAACAATGGAGATAACATATGAAGAACCAACGACCATCGAAGAAATCTCAACAGAAATCGAAAGCTACGAAGCAGAAATTGAAGTTGCAAGCATTGGAGAAGAACCAGAAAAAATCGCAGAAACCTCTAACTCTAGCGGAATCACTGAGCGAGAAGCTGTACTTGAAGAAGTTGAAGGAACAGGAACAGGAAATGCAGGAGCAGCAAGAGAAAATGAGGAAACAATTTCTGCAGAGCCTACAGAAGAAAACACCATTACAGAAACCAACTCCGCCGAGCCTGTTGAGCAAACTGAAGAGCCTGTTGAGCAATCTGAAGAAGAAACTGTTGTTGCTAGTGAAGAAGTAACTGAAGAAGCAAGTGAGACTAACAGAGAAACAGAAACAACAGAAAGTGAATCAGGAAGCGAAACAACTGAGACTGCTGATTCAGGAGGGGAAACTCTCGAAAGCGGAAATGAAGAGGTGGCAGAAAGCAGGGATAGTGAAAATACTACAGTCTCTGATCAAACGATTTCAGTAGAAAACATAGAACGCAAAGTAAACGAAACCATAAAAAGAGTAGATCAAAGACTTGTAGCTACCTCTCTAATAGTAGCTAAAGCTATACAAAACAATGAGATACTTAACTCATACCAGAGTGTAAATCAAGATATATTTAACAATCAACCCATGATAAGTGGAGGAACTTATGATGAAACGAGAGAATATATTGATAATAGAAATATATATATTGAAAATCAAAACAGCTATAATGATCCTGTGGCACAAATTGAAACAAAAATTCAACAAGCTACTGATGAAGTTATAAGAGCTGAAGAACATTTAAGGAGGATCCGTGGATATTAAAGTTATTACAGGTGCGGTTGGTTTAGTAATCACTCTCGGAGGATTATTTGTTTTCCAAGGACAATTAATTGAACGAGTAGAAAATTTAGAATCAAAACAAGCACCAAATATTAAACCATTAGAGCAAGACATTGCGATAAACAAAGCAGAGATTGCTGTACTCAAAGCTAAAATAGAAGAAATGAAAGCTAGATCAGACAATCCATTGGGGCAATAATTATGATACCAATGGAATTATTATCAATGTTAGCTAGCACCGTGCTTGGTGGAATCATGTCTATCATGGCACAGAAAGGACAAGCTGAAGCTGAACGACAAAAGATGTTGATGGCTAGGGCAGGTTTTGCAGCTAAACAAACGGATAAAGCTAGAGAAGTTTCTGATCCACATACCAAGCATACTAGACGTTGGATTGCTTTAATGTGTGTATTCTCTATTATCGTAGTACCTATCGTGGCTCCAATTTTCACAGATGTGAATATTGCGTACCAGATAGTAACTGAAGCAGATAGTGGCTGGTGGATATTTGGCTCTACTTATGAAACCTCATACTTTGAAGAGGGCAACACGATTTTTATAACTAATCTACAATCACACACGATTTTTTCAATCATTGGGCTCTATTTTGGAGGATCGTTGACTAGAAAATAAATATGAATGATAGATATTATTACGATAATTTATTAAAAAAATTAGAAGATCGAGAAAATTCTATTAAAGAAACTATTTGCTTTGGTGCAGTTATAGATTATACTGCGTTTAAGGAGATGAGAGCCAGACTCTCAGAAATCTCTAAAACGAAACAGGATTTAAAAGACCTGCTAGAAAAGGTGGATAATGATGACTAAAACCCTTTATGTGCCAGATCACATTGTCGAACAAAAAGTAGACAAAAAGGAAAAAGAACAAGGAGAGCTTGAAAAAGCTTATGTAAAACCTGAGGACAGAGTCCTACAACCAGAAAAACTTTCAAAAAAAGCTATAGATAAAATGCCTCAACCTACAGGTTGGAGGATTTTAATATTACCCTATCAAGGAAGAAAACAAACTCAAGGAGGCATTCTCATACCTGAAGAGGTAAGAGAAAAAGAAGCTGTGGGTACAGTCTGTGGCTATGTGTTAAAAGTAGGTCCTTTAGCCTACCAAGACTATAATAGATTTGGAACTTCTGGAGCTTGGTGCAAAGAAAAGGATTGGGTGATCTTTGGCAGATACGCAGGAAGTAGATTTAAAATTGAAGGTGGTGAAGTGCGTTTACTGAACGACGATGAAATTTTAGCTAGAATTAGTGATCCTAATGACATATTACATATTTAACTAACAACATGGAGGAAACCATGCCAGAAACTGAAGAAAAACAGCAAGAACAAGAAACTGAAGAACTAAGTGTTGAGGTTGAAGAAACCCCAGAAGAAACTTCTTCAGCTGAAGAAACTCAAGAAACTCAAGAAACTCAAGAAACAGAGGAGGTAAAAGCAGAAGAATCCTCTGGAAAAGAAGAGTTAGAAGACTACAGCGAGGGAGTCAAGAAAAGAATTAATAAACTGACCGCGAAACTCCGCGAGGCTGAGCGTCGTGAAAAAGCTGCTACTGACTACGCTCAGTCTGTTCAAAAAGAGCTAGAAACCACGCAACAAAAGACAAAAACTTTAGATGATTCTTTTGTTCAAGAGTTTGAAAATAGATTAACTTTTCAAGAAACGGCTCTTAAAAATGAACTTAAATTAGCTATTGATAGAGGAGATACAGAAAAACAAACTGAACTTCAAAAACAATTAGCTGATTTAGCGGCTGATCAAAATAAATTAAAATTTGTTAAAGAGCAAAAAGAGCAAGCTAAAACTGAAAGCACCGCTCAAACACCGCAACCTGAACAACAAGCTCCAAAACCAGTTGATCCTAAAGCTCAAGCTTGGGCAGAAAAAAATACTTGGTTTGGACAAGATGAGCCTATGACTCTTACTGCTTTTAGCATACACAAAAAATTAATAGAGGAAGAGGGATATGACCCTACTTCAGATGAATACTATGCAGAACTTGATAATAGGATTCAAAAAGAATTTCCACATAAGCTAGGCTCAGCAGAGCCAAAAACCAATGGTAGAAGTACTCCTCCAGTCGGCGGAGCTACTCGTGGAAACCAACGAGCAAAACAAACAAAAGTGAAATTAACTAACTCTGAGGTTGCAATAGCTCGTAAACTTGGTATAACTAATGAACAATATGCGAGACAAAAAGTCCGCATGCAACAATCGTGAGGTAACAAAACATGACCGATAAAAACCCACGCACTTCTCAAAAGAGAAGCAAAGAAACAAGATCCACACCGTGGAAACCACCGTCTACACTAGACGCACCCCCAGCCCCAGAGGGATTTTGTCATCGCTGGATTCGTGAATCCGTAATGGGCTATGATGACAAAAAGAATCTTTCTGCTCGCCTACGCGAAGGCTTTGAACTTGTTCGTGCTGACGAGTACCCAGATTTTGAAGCACCAACTATCCAGGATGGTAAACATGCAGGAGTGATTGGTGTTGGAGGATTGGTACTTGCTCGTTTCCCATTAGAAACTCGTGATGAACGCACAAAATACTATAGACAGCAAACAGCTGATCAAATGACTTCTGTTGATAACGATCTAATGAGAGAACAACATCCATCAATGCCTATCAGTAAACCTGAAAGGCAAACTCGTGTAACCTTTGGTGGAAATGATTCTACCAAAACTGAAAAATAAAGGAAGAAACTTATGGCAAATATAGATGCTGCATTTGGGTTAAAACCCTATAAAATGCTTGGAGCGGCAACAAACTCCAATGGCATAATGTCTTTCAAGATTCAAACATCGGGAACTGCGGGAACATCTAGTGTAATTTATGAAGGAACACCAGTTATTCCTCTCGCAAACGGTATGATTGATATTGTAGGCAATGCTAATGGAGGCACTGTTGCTCTGCTTGGAGCATTTATTGGTTGTGAGTATACCGCTTTAGACGGCACTCCAACTTTTACAAACCAATGGCCTGGAACGAGCTCTGTTAAGAGTTCAACTGAAGCAACTGCACTTGTAGCTGCACATCCTGATCAATTATTTTTGATCAACTGTGACGCTGCGGCAGCTGATTCTATTATCCATGCCAACGCAAACTTTGCTACTGCTACATCTGGTGACACATCGACTGGAAAGTCGTCTGGAGAACTAGCTGTATCTACAGCAAATACAACAAACACTCTAAACATGAGAATCGTTGGTTTTGAAGATTCACCTTCAAACAGCGATGCTAGTGCTGCGGGTCGTTTGGCAATAGTTCAATTAAACAATCACTTTTATCGTTACAATGCTAACAATACTGGTGCTGGTGTGTAAGGAGGTACATCATGGCAATAACTAGATCACAACTCCTTAAAGAACTCGAGCCAGGACTTAACGCTCTGTTCGGATTGGAGTACGATAGGTATGATAATGAACATGCCGAAATTTTTGAAACTGAAACTTCTGATCGTGCATTTGAAGAGGAAGTCATGCTTACTGGGTTCGGCCAAGCTCCTGTTAAAGGAGAAGGTGCTGCGGTCACTTTTGACTCTGGCAACGAATCTTTTACTGCAAGGTATACCCATGAGACAATCGCTTTAGCGTTTGCTATAACAGAGGAGGCTGTTGAAGATAATCTTTACGACAGACTAAGCTCTCGTTATACTCGTGCTTTGGCAAGATCTATGGCAAATACTAAGCAAGTTAAAGCTGCGGCTGTCCTAAACAATGCGTTTGACAGTAGTTTCGCAATAGGCGACGGTAAAGAACTCTGTGCGACCGATCATCCGACTGTGGGTGGTGGTACATTCCGTAACGAGCTTTCTACCGCTGCAGACCTTAATGAAACATCACTAGAGCAATCTCTAATTGATATTTCAGCTTTCATTGATGAAAGAGGCTTAAAAATAGCTCTTCAAGGTCGTAAATTGATAATTCCACCAGCGTTACAATTTGTAGCGGAAAGGTTGATGGCTTCAAATTTACGCGTTGGAACAGCTGACAATGACATCAATGCGATAAGAAACATGGGAATGCTTCCTGACGGTTATGTAGTTAATCACTTCTTAACTGATACAGACGCGTTCTTTATTAAAACTGACGCTCCTAATGGTTTTAAACACTTTGAAAGAAGTGGCATTAAAACTAGCATGGAAGGAGACTTTGATACTGGCAATGTTAGATACAAAGCTAGAGAAAGATACAGTTTTGGTGTTTCTGATCCAAGATGTGTATTCGGCTCTCCAGGAGCTTAATGATACGGAGGGAGGCTTGTGCCTCCCTCTTTCTTTATGTTATGTTATAACTCTAGGTAATATTAATCGATCTATCAACCAACCTAGTGGACTTTGCCAGATGATAGATTATTTCTTTTAGGAGAAACAAATGGCTAAAACAACATTCACGGGACCTCTCAGGTCCAGATCAACCAACGGTTTTGTGTCAGTTACAGTTAATTCAACTACTGGAGCTGAAACTACTTATGGTAAATTAATTGGAACTCATTTACAGATTGACGCTACAAGCGGCTCAAATAGAGCTTCTGATTTAATCGTTGGTAAAAACGGTTCACCAGAAAACACAGTCAATCCTTTTGCTGAAAGCTCATCACAGCTTTTCCCAATAGGAACTAAACTAATTTATGGTGATAGAACTTTTAGGTATGCTTTTATGGATGGTGCAGTTACAGCAGGAAAAGCTTTACAATCTGCAGCAGCCGTAGCCAACCACAGAGATATAGCAGTCCAAGCAGCAGCTAGTGCGGCAGCGACTTCTGTTACTGTGACTTTAGGTGCAACAGCAGCGACTGAAGATCAGTACGCTAATGGGTATTTACACATTAATGATGTTGCAGGACAAGGTCAATTATTGAGTATTGCTACTCATGCAGCAGCAGACGCAAGTGCAAACTTAGCGGTCACTTTAAATGATGCCGTTGCAACCGCTTTAACTACAAGCTCAAAAGCTGATTTAATTGCTAATCCTTACAAGGATGTCGTCGTAGCACCAGCTACAGAGACAGGTCCTGTTATTGGAGTAACTACTATAGATATGACAGACAACTATTATGGTTGGATTCAAACAGGTGGTCCTTGCTCTATTTTAACTTCAGGAACTTTAGTCCTTGGTGAAGCAGCAGTTAGATCTGATACAACAGCAGGAGCGGCAGAGCCAATCGATGCTGATGTAGAAGGCGAATCAACAATAATAGGTCAAGTTATGGTCGTTAATGGTGACACCGACAACAGTGTTATCTGGCTTAATGTTGACAGTTAAGGAGTAAAATAATATGGCTGATGCAGTTACTTCTCAAACTATTGTGGACGGTCAAAAGACCGCTGTGATGAAATTTACTAATATTTCAGATGGTACTGGAGAGAGTGCAGTTACAAAAGTTGACGTAAGTGCTCTTGCAGCTTTACCTGATGGTACAGCTTGTACGGCTGTTACAATTGAAAAAATTTGGTGGCAGTGTATTGGTATGAAAGTACGAATACTATTTGATGCTACTTCAGATCAATTTGTAATAGAACTTGGTGAAAATCAAAGCGGTAATCATGACTACACAGGTTTTGGTGGTTTGACTAATAACGCTGGAAGTGGTAAAACAGGTGATGTAAAATTCACTACTGTTGGCCACACCTCAGCGGATACTTATACGATAATTTTACAATTACGGAAAGAGTACTAATGGCTACTACTAAAAATGTAAAAAGAACCCCCTCTGGAAGAATTACTTACAGAGGGGAAACTTTTGCTGGGTATAATAAACCTAAAAGAACTCCAGGAGGACCAAAAAAATCTGCTGTTCTTGCTAAAAAAGGCAATCAAATAAAACTGGTTAGATTTGGAGATCCTAACATGACAATTAAAAAAGATCAACCAGGAAGGAGAAAATCTTTTAGAGCTAGACATAATTGTGCCACAGCAAAAGATAAATTTTCAGCTAGGTATTGGTCATGCAAAGCGTGGTAGATATGGAAGCAAAAGATGTCGCAAAGCTTTTAGAAAAGCATGAAGCAGAAGCTAAAATTAGACTGCAGGAAAACAACAGAAGATTTTGTCAACTTGAGAAAAAAATTGATAAATTAGATATGCGTCTTTGGGGGATTGCTTTGTTAATATTAGGAGTAGCCTTTGCTGGCAAAATATTTTAAATGACTATGACTCGTGGGCAAATGAAAAAACAAATCACTAAAGCTCCAGGAAAAAGAAAGAAAAAATTAAAAATTCCTAAAAAGTATTTAGCAGGACTGAGTGCAACAGATAAAGCTAAAAGGCGTAAAGAAATAGAACGCAACGCTAAAAAATCTTCTAGAGATAGTTCAGCGTATAAATTTGCAACAGATTTTGACAAGAAAGGTAAGCGTCGTAAAACAAAAGTATCTAAACATACCAAAGCTTTTAAAAGAAGGTTTGGTTAAAACAGGAGTATATTATGAAAAAGAAAAAGAGCAAAAAACTGACACCAAAACAAAAGAAACTAGCAGCGATGACACCGCCTAGAAATAAAATTACTAGGGGGGATATCATAGCTATAGCTAAAAAGAATAAAGGTAAAAAGAAGAAGTAATGGCAAGGAAAGGTTTATACGCAAACATACACGCTAAAAGAAAAAGAGGCGAAAAAATGAGAAGGAAAGGAGCTAAAGGTGCTCCTACCGAAGCACATTTTAGAGCAGCAGCTAAATCTAAAACAGGTGGCAAAAGTGTCCAAAAAACGAGATCCAAAAGTAGGAACAGGAAAAAAGCCTAAAGGTAGTGGTAGAAGACTTTACACGGATGAGAACCCAAAAGACACTGTGCCTATAAAATTCGCTACTCCAGCTGATGCAAGAGCAACTGTTGCTAAAGTCAAAAAAATCAACAAACCGTTTGCAAGAAAAATACAAATACTTACTGTTGGAGAGCAGAGAGCAAAGGTGATGGGCAAAACTCAAGTCGCAAGTATATTTAAAAAAGGCAAGGAATCTATTCGTAAACAAAGGAGAACATAATGGCTTTAAGTGCAAAAACAAAGAAAACTTTAGCAGAAAAAGCTAAAAAAGCTAGAGCTAAAGGTAAAAAAGTAACCGCAGGACAACTCGCAAGAGTTTATAACAAAGGTCTTGCTGCTTATCGTACTGGACATCGTCCAGGAGCTACACCTAGTCAATGGGCTATGGCTCGTGTGAACAGTGTGCTAACAGGAGGAAAAGCAGCAAAAGTAGACGCTCATATCTTTGGTAAGGGCAAAAAGAAAACAAAAAAAGCATAGGAGGAAAAATGTCTTATTTGGTCAGCAACATACCACATTTTAATTGTTGGGTGAGAAAAGAGTTTACACATAATCACGAAAAATATAGAGGAGAGTTCATACATGCTATAGCATTTGCAGTAACAACCATACCAGACAGGAGTTTGAGTTTTCAAGTAGTTTTTACTGGATGCGAATCTGACGATGATGAAAAAGAACAAAACATTCATGGAGGAGCCATGTGGGCAAGACTTCCAATAGCGGCTCTTGTAGGAGATTCCCCTTATGAGGAATGGCCTGAACGTATGGAAACTCATTTAGTTCAACCTTGGGATTGCAGTTCGCACTATCATTCTGTCGTAAAATTTGATAGAGTTAGTTCAAGTCCTTGGTTATGTAAAATTAATCATGAGTTTCATATTGGTAAATATATGTTTACAATAGACTATACAGGATCTGAAATAGCTGATGATCCAGCTCAACATAAACAGAGCCATGTGATACAGCTAACAGACGCGGGAAAGTGGACAGGTAACATTGTCGCTTTACCAAACAACAGGGTGAGGGCTACCTCTCCTGCCATGTGGGAAACTGGAGAAGGTGCTCCAGATTTCAAACCAAGCCAGTGGATACTGACTGCTGAAAGTGATGAAAGCTACATGGATCCATCGGTAACTTTTGACAACTTATATGCCGAAAAGCAGGAGAAAAAGAATGGCAAAAATGAAAAGTAAAAACGGCACTCGCACAAAAGCAATGGGTGGCGGTATGATGAAAAGTAAAAACGGCACTCGTGCAAAAGCAATGGGTGGCGGTATGATGAAAAAGAAAAATTACGCTAAAGGTGGTATGATGAAAAAGAAAAATTATGCCAAAGGCGGTAAAGTTATAAAAGGACCTTACAGTTAAGGAGTAGTTTATGGCGACCTCTGGATCTACAAATTTTGAGCTCGATGTAGCTGATTACATTGAAGAGGCTTTTGAACGCTGTGGTATGGAATCTCGTACAGGGTATGATTTAAAAACAGCAAAAAGGTCTTTAAATTTATTATTAGCTGATTGGGCAAATCGTGGTCTTAATAGATGGACGATTGCACAAACTACTACTTCAATCAGTTCAGGTACAGCCTCTTATAGTTTAGGTGCAGACACCATTGATGTATTAGGTGTGATTATAAGAACAGGATCTGGTACAACACAATCAGATCAAGTTTTAACAAGGTTGAGTAGAGATGCTTATTTAACCATACCAAATAAAAACACTCAAGCTAAACCTAGTCAGTTTTATATAGACAGACAAATCACACCTGAAATAAAACTATGGCCAACTCCTGATGATAGTTACTCTATTGTTTATGACAGACTAACTCGTATGGATGACGCAGATACTTTTATTAATACTATGGAAGTTCCGTTTAGATTTTATCCTTGTTTGTCTGCAGGATTAGCCTATTACTTAGCTTTGAAAAAAGCTCCAGAAAGAGTGGCTTTATTAAAAACTGTATATGAAGAAGAGTTTAAAAGAGCGGCTGATGAAGACAGGGATCGTGCTAGTTTAAAACTTACACCAAGCAGGGATTACTATACAAGATCATGAAATATGCAGTAGGCAAAAAATCTAAAGCAATTTCTGATAGATCAGGAATGGCTTTTCCTTATACAGAAATGGTAAAAGAGTGGAATGGTTCTTTTGTGCATAGATCTGAATATGAAGAAAAACACCCTCAACTAGAACCAAGTCCTCCTCCTGATGAGCCACAGGCTTTATTTAGCCCTCGTTCAGATAGGACAGAACCTCAAACTGTTTTTGTAGGACAAAATGTTTTTAGTGTAAGCAAACCTTTACAAGGAATTATTCAATTAGGCACAGTAACGGTGACCATATCATGAGTTATACATACGATCAGTTAAAACAAGCGTTACAAGACTATACTCAAAACACAGAGACAACATTTGTAAATAACCTTGATGATTTTATAAGATCAGCTGAACAAAGAATTTTTACTACTTGTGATTTAGAAATTTTTAGAAAAAACCAAACAGGTACAACTACCAGCGGTAATCAGTATTTAAACTTACCTAGTGATTATTTAGCTTCTTTTAGTTTATCTGTATTAAACTCTAGCTCTAAAGAATTTTTATTACAAAAAGATGTCAATTTTATTCAAGAATTTAATCCAAATAGCTCTACTACAGGCACTCCAAGATTTTACGCCATGTTTGACACTACCCATTTTATATTAGGTCCAACACCAGATGCAGCGTATACGATGGAGCTACATTACTATTATCGTCCTACAAGTTTAACAGCGGGAGCTGGAAGTGGTACTACATGGTTATCTACAAATGCTCCTAACGCCATGCTTTACGGATCCCTTGTAGAAGCTTATACTTTCATGAAAGGAGAAAAAGATTTAATGGATTTATATAACGGAAGATTCATAGAATCATTAACAAGAATTAAAGACTTAGCAGAGGCTCGTGAAAACGCTGATGCTTATCGTAGAGGGCTTCCTGAAAAGGTTAGAACATAATGTTTGATTTATCGTTAAAAATACCAAAAGAGCCGATTGTAGGAGTAAAGACAACTCACAACAGAGGGTTTACTCCAGAAGAAGTAGCTCAAAGATGTCTTGAAAAAATTATTTCTGTCTCAGATAATGCAAATCCTATTATCAGAGACCAAGCAAAAGCTTTTAAAGGAAATATAGAAAAGATTCTTGTTTTTTATATGCGAGAAGCAATTCGTAGTGATCGCACTACAGTATACAACGCTTTGTCTGATGCAGGACATAAAGACTTAGCAGAACTTATTAGGAGATTATAAAATGGCAATATCACAAGCAATGTGTACCTCTTTTAAAGTTGAATTACTTCAAGGGAAACACAATTTTACTGCTTCATCAGGTCACACTTTTAAACTCGCGTTATTTACTAGTAGTGCTAGTTTAGGTGCGAGTACTACAGACTACAGTACATCTAATGAAGCATCAGGAACTAACTATAGTGCAGGAGGTTCAGCTTTAACTTCGGTAACTCCGACATCAAGTGGAACAACTGCTCTATGTGATTTTAGTGATTTAACCTTTAGCTCAGCGACTGTTACAGCTCGTGGTGGTTTAATCTATAACACTACTACTGGTGGTGGTTCTAGTACAACAGATGCCGTGATAGTGTTAGATTTTGGTGGGGATAAAACTTCTACTGCTGGAGATTTTACCATACAATTCCCAACAGCTGACGCTTCTAACGCGATTATTCGTATAGCATAGATTATGGCAAATATCGCAGGTTGGGGACGAGGCACATGGGGACAAGGCACATGGGGAGAACCACTCTCTGTTAGTGTAACTGGACTCGCTGGCACCTCCGCTGTAGGAACCGTAACAACTGAATCTGCTTATGACGCTACTGGTAGTGCGGCGACCTCTGCTGTAGGAACAGTTTCAATTGCTTTTGTTTATGACGCTACTGGTAGTGCGGCGACCTCTGCTGTAGGTAGTGTTACCGTTTCTGGTGCTGCAGATATTAGCGTAACGGGATTGTCATCTACAGCAAATATTGGTACTGTAACAGTATCTGGTGCTGCAGATGTTCCAGAAACGGGACTCTCAGCCACAGGAAGTGTTGGTGATGTTTTTGTTTGGAGTCAAGTATCTCCAAGTCAAACTCCAAGTTGGTCGGCAGTAAGCCCATCACAATCACCAGACTGGAACGACATAGCAGCATAGGAGAAATAAAATGCCAAGTAGTTTTTCAACAAATTTAGGAATAGAGAAACCAGCGACAGGAGAACTCTCAGGTACTTGGGGGACTGTAACAAATCATAACTTTGATATTTTTGACAGACTTGGAGGTTATAAGTCTGTTACTTTATCAGCTACCTCTTCTACTTTAACGGTTAGAGAAGCTAGTCCTAGTTCTGGTTCTAGTAATTTACAAGACGGTATGTATCGTGCCATTAAATTCGTAGATAGTGGCGATATAGGAGGTGCGGTTACTTTGACAATAGCTCCTAATACTTCTGCTAATTTATTCCTTTTTCATAATGGACTTTCTGGTAGCAGAGACATTGCTGTGACGCAAGGTTCTGGTGCAAACGTCACGGTAGCAAACGGAAAAACAGCTATACTTTATTGTGATGGTGCAGGATCTGGTGCAGCAGTCACCAGTATAAGTGACATTTTAACTATGTCTAATCCCACAATTACAGGTGGGAGTATAACAGGTATTACAGATTTAGCAGTTGCTGACGGAGGAACAGGAGCCTCTAGTTTAACAGCAAATGGTGTTTTAATTGGAAATGGCACATCAGCAGTTACAGCAGTTGATTTATCAACAAAAGGAAGTATACTTGCTGGTGATGGTTCAGGAAACCCACAAGCTTTAGCGGTAGGTAGTGATGATCAAGTTTTAACAGCTGACTCTAGTACCGCAACAGGATTAGCTTTTAAAGCAGCCTCAGGTGGAGTAAGCAAAGCTACTTCTCTAGGTATAACATTAGTCTTTGGAATGTATTAGGAGGTAATATATGGCAAACCCAAATATTGCAGCAGTATCGTCGATTGTAGGTGGTAATGCAGGATTTAACTTAACAGCTACAGCTACAGCTACTTTAATAACTGTTGATTCAGATAAACTATTAAAAATCAACAGAATAACAGTTGCAAATGTTGATGGTACTAACTCAGCAACAGTAGATTTGTTTGTAGATGGATTAGGCTCAGGTGCTTCTGGTGTTACTACAACAGGTGCAGATGCTACTGTCTATTTAGCAAAAACTGTTACGGTTCCTGCCGACACTACTTTAGTTTTAGTAGACACTCCCATTTATTTAATGGAAGGAGATGTGCTAAAAGGTGGTGCGAGTGCAGCTAGTGATTTAGATTTATTTGTGTCGTACGAAATAATAGACGATGCTTAATAATTAGGAGATTATAAAATGTCAAGAACATCATCCATGAATGGCGGAATAATTGGTGCTGATAATACTCCATCGCCTTCAAAAAAGATAACTACTTTTACTTCAAACGGTTGTTTTACCAGAACAGCTACTACAGCTACCGTGATCACAGTCGGTGGCGGCGGTGGTGGCGGCATAGGCGGAGGTGGTGCTGGG